GAGCAATACTATTCTTGGCAATGTGTAAAGTTGAATCTAACAAAAGTTCTCAGCAATGCTGAGATAAAAAGATAGTATTCTAAATTACTTAACATTGCTTCACGACACCATAATGTTGGTACCGTTGTGGGGGACTCACCCACAGTGAAACAGACTATTTTAGACGCTGGGACGTCATTCCCAGGCTGCTGCTCAACTAGATTTACTCCTTTCGGACACTAAAATTTCTTGCAGACAACAAGATCGACCTTATACTTCCCACTTAAGGGCCATACAGTTCAACTAGCACTTTCATACTCATCTTGTTTCAGTTTTTTCGAATTGCTCGCTAAGGGCACAGTCGCTCAGTACTGTGTATCCCGGTCATATTTATAAGAATGATCCGGGGCGCTACCCATTGGTTTATGTAATATACAAATCCCCTCAACTGGAGGGGATCACAAGTTCTTTGTAGTAGATCGGGGGGCCGACCCAGAAATAGCACTGAAAATCTTCAGCAGCACTACAATAGATATATGCAACGTCGGCCTTAGCAGTTACATCCTGCGAAAAGTTGTCAATTAAATCCAACTTAAAGCCATTGGTGTCCAATTCCGGTACCTGTGAGTACACAGGTTTAGTACGCGCTGGACGAAAGCGCTGGTTGGAATAGTACGGTATTTCAGCGGTGTGCACGGGATTCACGATGGTATTCCATCTTGTGGTTCCGGACATGCCGTCTGCGCCCAATCTCGACAGTAACACACTCTTTGTAGAAGTGGTACCAGGCGGTTCTAATGCTGTGACCAGATTAGTGTTTGCTGCCTTAGATGTACGCGTGACACTGTAAGATGCGTTATTGAATACGGCACCTGCAGTTGTCATGTTTGTGGTGTCGAAACACCATCGAAAACCTCCTCTATAGCCAGCGTAACACGGTGTGATAAAATTGATATAGTTAGTCGATGTGTAAACATACGGCCGAACTCTACCAATGTCAGTCAACATAGTGCTGTCGCTGCCAGGCCAAAACCCACCCATGGCGGGAAAGGCTGTTCTGTAGAAAGTTTCGATTGAAAAGAGAGTCTCTGAATCTTTGTAGAGAATCTCTTGCAATTGCTGTCGTCTAACCAGCTGTCTGTAAGAACATATCGTCTCACCGAAGAAAAGGTGATTGATGTTTGGTTCATCAGATGCTGGAGCAGCAAAAGTGGTGAGTGAAGGTGGGTCACTCACCCAACCCTCGTTGGACATGTCTGTTTCTGACTGCTCCTCCCCAGCTTCCGCACGAAATTGTGGTGGTGGTGGGACAGGGGGAGACTCAGGAGTGAGACGCCAACGAAATACATCATCGCTAGGTTCTGCGACTTGAAAGTCGTCAAGCATGGAAATGAAACAGTTAACTTGAATGTCGTTATCTTGAATGACACTATTCGGTACAGTCAACGTGTTTACCACATAAATGCTGAGAACTCCATTAGAGTGAGGTTTAGGATCAAGCGGAGAGTTAGACGAGGCATACCCTGAATTACCAATTAAGGCATTCGGGATGTGTTCTCGGAACATATCCGGTTGACCCCAACCAACATCCATCGTGAAGTCTCTGACTTCTTCAATGTCATGAACATGTGTGTAGGCGGTGTTGTATGGGGAGCTACCCGCTCCTCCATGGGGATCGTAAACGATTTTAATACGTCCTTTATGATAATTTGAAGAAACAATTTGAAATCGAAACCGTGTGGTGCCTCTCCAATACTTAAATGGGAGAGCAGCAACACAGGTTGCCGTCATGTGGGTCTCATCCTCATCAGCTGGGTTTATATACAATTCAGCTTGACAAGGATCAACATAGAAATTCCACAACAATTGTTCTTCGACATCGGACACCCGCCAGTTAAAACTGGTTAAGAAAGATTCTCGACATGCAATGGAAGAAATAGTCATTTCATCCACAGGAGGTAACCCTAAAATTGCTGGGTCAATTGAGACTTCCTGCTTACAATCCATAGTCAACTTTGCGCAATCAGATGGAATATTAGATGCAGCAAAGTTCTTGGTTGTTGTGGGTATCATCATTGGTCTATGAAGATCGGTGGGAGAAGAATACCCGAAAATCGAAGAGATTCCGGATAAGGCTTTAGCACCAATTTCAGTGGCCCTTGCTAGATTACCTATGTAAGGAACTTTAGATAAAGTTCCTGCTACACGGGCAACTGCTGAAGCGGGCTTTGAAACTGGGCCTTGACCATACTCGTCACCGGCTTCAGCGAGGAATTCCTCACGAAGACGTTGATTAGGTGATGTGAAAAGGAGATTTTGGGCTGGTTCATAATGTGTGGGAACAGAGTAAGCAACATTCTCTGCCCAAGCAAACACGGAAACAGTAACAGGTGCAGTAGCACCATTAGCATGTTTCAGCATCTGTAAGGCAGATAGTGTGATATTCCCCATTTGTGACCAGTCCTTGTTCACGATGTCCATTGCATTCTTTGAAAAGAAGAAAGGACATTCAAGGGTCCCACCTTGTGATTCTGTCGGATTCACAAAGATATGTGGCTTTTGGGAATTGTTGATAAAATCAGCTCTTACCCAAGAGCGGACGACACGATAGTCATCATCAAGGTAGGCTGGGTTGTAAACTGCCATCAATCTTCCGTAATAAAAAGAATTTCCATTTACGACAAACTTCACTTTTAAA